CTTTCTGCTTCTTGTGCTGCTTGAAGTGCTGCAATTCTTTCAGCCTCCGCTTGGGCTGCTGCTGCCTGGGCTGCAATCAATGCTGCTGTCTCTGCCTGTATTCTTGCTGCTTCTGCTGCTTGCGCCGCTGCTTGCGCTGCAGTTGTTGCTGCAATTTCTTGTTCAGTTGGTCCAGTTGGTGTTGTCACTGTTGATGTTTCGCTGGGCGAAGGCGTTGTTACTGTTGTTGTTTCAGGCGTAGGAGATGTTACAGTTGTTGTTTCAGGTGTTGGTGTTGTTACAGTTGCTGTTTCAGAGGGACTAGGTGTAGGAGAAGGTGAAGGTTCTGGAGCAGGTGCTACATATGTAGACCCAGTAACAACATTTGAATTTGCAGAGTAAAGGGCAAATGTGTCGTTATCTGATCTAATATGAAATGACCATACTGTTCCTGCTGGCATAAGTCCATTTAGCAAGGAATGATCAATTGTTATTGTTGTGTTTAAAGAATTTGGTCCGCCAACATTTCCAGTTGCAATTCCCCAACCATTGCATCCAGAACAATTAAAACTTATTGCATATCTTTCTGGTTGTGTGTTGCCAGTGTTGGGTGCTTCCCAAGATAACACTGTTGATGTATCGCTACTGGCTATAGTTAAATTTCTTGGAGGCCCTATTGTTTTTACTACTGGTGCTGCTTGAGATGTAAAGGCTGATGCTGGAATAATATCCATTGATCCAGATTGATCCCAGTTTAAAAATACATTTGCTCCCCCGCCATTTTCATAATACATTAATTCTATGGTTTTAGGGACTCCTGCTGTAAATGCTATTGGGTCAGTTGTAGTTCCTCCACCGCCTTTGTCATACCAGTCATCTGCTACTAAAACATTGTCAATATAAAGTTTAGTTCCGTCATCTGCTGTTGCTAAAAATGATATATTCTGAGTAGAATCGCTTCTAATTGACCCTGTAAATCGTACGATAACATCCTCTGAAGGCCCACCTAAGACGCTACCACTACCCCACTGAAAGTCAATGTTGGGCACGTTTGTAGTTAGTAATGGAGAGGCTCCCTGTGGAATATATGGAGCACCATTTTGTCCCAGTACATTATAAACTTGAGCAGTTAAACCTTCTGCTGCGTGGGCTTTTTCAACACCAATAAGTAGAGGAAATAGAACAAGTGATAGGACTATTGCGATGCGTAATAATTTTTTAATTCCTCTTCCCCCTTGCAGACATAATGTCTGATAGGGCTATTATAGCATTTTATTACACAAAAAAGGGAGCCAGTTTCCTGACTCCCCTAGTTGTTGGATTAGTTATGCATTAGTCTTTTTTGAGATCTTAATTACCAACTTAGTTAGGTAAGTGATTGACGCTCTCACGCCTGCGATCAACTTAGTAACTTCTGCTGATAGTGCTGTAACTGCATCTATTGCTTCCTGAGCCTTTGCTGCTGCTGCAGTTGCTGCATCTGTTGCTGCTTCTGCTGCTTTTAATGCGTCTGCTGCAGATTTTGCTGCATCTTCAGAGGCCTTTGTAGCAGCCTTTGCTGCTTCATTAGATACCTTTGTTGATGCTGATGCAAGAACCTGTCCAGCAAGTGGAAGTGAAGTTCCACCTGTTGCTGAAACAGTTATAGTATTTTCTGTCAAAGGCATAAATACCTTGTAAGACTTTACTGTTTCTGCATCAGTTGTAATTGATGTTGCTGTAAGAGCATCTGATCCTGAACCAAATGCGTAAGTAGAAGTAATTCCACCTGTAGCAAATAGATTAGCGTGTGTCTTTCCAGATAGTGGAAGTCCTGATGCATCAAGAACCTGAACTTTAATGGTTGCTGCTTCTCCTGGCATATAAACTTCCTTATCAAAAGACAACTTTACAGTTGCTGCAGCACCCTCTACACGAGTAGATACTGGATTAGAAGAGATTGTTCCAGACTTAACTGTTATTGCTACTCCGCCAGCCTTAAGGCCAGTAAGTGTGAATAGTGCTTCACCATTAACAATAGTCGCTGCTGTTCCTGAATCAGATACAACTGCTACATCGCTTGAATAAGCATTTAGTGTTCCTGCTCCAACTGTTACTCCAGCAGCATCGTATGCTACTGCCTTAACTGTTGATGCGTTTGCACCTGTTGGGATAACAGACTTAACTGGAGTTGCTATGATTGTAGCAATGTCTCCGTAGAATGTTACCTTCTCGGTTGCAATAACTGTACCTGTAAGGGTAGTAAGAGTAATTGTTGATACTCCTGCTGTACCGTCAGCAAATACGCCAATGTGGTTTCCTGTAGGAATTACCAATGCACGACCTGTTGCAGACATTGTTGTAGCATTTGTACCATAACCAATAAGTCCAGAACCTGAAACGGTTGCAAGGATTGACTCTGTTGCAGATCCGCCTGCTGCATTCTTAGGTGTAACAACAATAACTGCTGCTGCATCTGTAGAAGTAGCCTTTGGTGCATAGACTGAAGCATCTGCTGTTGCAGAAGTTGTCTCTCCAGTATTAAGGATAGATGTAGTAGTTGAAGCAGATGGAGTTAGATCCGCTGCCTTAACTGTTACTGTCCAAGATACTGATGGCCCGTTGACTGGGCTAGTTGTTAAAATCTTAGCATCATATGTTCCTGCTACTGCAGGAGCACTCAAAGTTACCAAGAACTTTGCTGTTACATATGTTGGAGTATTAACTGTTGCGTTAATGTTTGCTGAAACATTGTTGCCTGCAATTACTACTGAGGCTGTTGATGTTTCTAAAAGTGACAGGGTTGCAGACTTTGCTGATCCTGTTGGTTGTGTAAACATAGCAGAGATTACTGTTGCAGTATCTGCTGATGTTTCTGAAATAAACGACAATGTAACTACTGCTGTTGCAGACTCACCAGTGACTACAGCATCTGTTGCTGAATCAATAGTTAGAGTTGGTGCATTTACAGCAGCACTTGTCGGAAGTGCTGATAGTACGCCAAAGGACATTGCTGCAGCGAGTCCTAGAGCGATTTTCTTAAATGAATTCATTTTTCTCCTTGTTTATAGTAAATTAAATCTATCCAGATAATCTTTTACATCTTCTGGCATAGGTTTATATTGTATCACGTTATCAGATAGACTGTCAACTCGCTTAGGTCTATCGCTTATGGTGTGAACTTCAACCACCTGGTTTTGATCCTTTGGAGTATAAGAGATAGCCCCAAAGATTGCCCCACACACCGCATCTGCTAAGTCCTTAGACTTTTTGCGGGGATGGTCAACTCTATTATTTTTCATAATCTTTAACTGTGTTAGTTCATCAAACAAGAGTTCGATTGCTGGCATAGCCAGTCTTTCCTCATACACTAACATAGCCATATCCTCATAATGTTTTTTAGCAACAGAAACAGTATCAGTTCTCATTCCTACCTGCTTTAATTCATTTTGAATATCAAACGATTGCCAACGGTCAAATGAAACCATTCCAATATTAAAACCAAGTCTTCTAAGATTTTGAATCCACTGCTTTACTTCTGAAAGATTAACAGGGCCCTCTATCTTTGGTTCCCACCAAGCAACTGCATCTACTACTACAATTGGCGCTACTTGTTCATAGTTATTAATTACCTGGATATTTACCCACTTATCTACGTGAGCAATTGCTACCGCACACTTATCGTGCTTTTGTGCAAGGTCTGCGTGTACATAATAAACCTTGTCTGGATCAGGCTTAAACGATTCATCAAACCTTTTAAAGTTATCTACTGGGTTTCTTAATGTCATACAGGATCTTATTTTTTCTACCTGTTTAAAAAATGCATCAGATGCAAAGGTTGGTACACAAGCAAAGCGCATCATTGCATCTCCAAGGTCTGTCATAAATGCAATCATAAAGTCATCAATCTTGCGGGTAGGGTTTACTTCCCACGTTGGTCTCTTTAATGCAAACACTCCTGGATATTTATATGAAAGAATTGTATCTTCATCCCAGGAAATTTCAAACGAGTTATCTGGACTATCTTCTGGAAGTAACGGGTTAATAGTAAACTTGTGTGTTCTCTCTATTACTTCTTTTTCAGCAATAACATCATCGTACTTTTCTGAAATATAGTCGCCTGGATATCTTGGAAAAGAAAGCAAAACTACCTTACCAAGGTCAGGGAAACGAGAGTCTACTGATCCACGGAATGCTTTGTAGATATTTTCAGCAGTCTTTCCTTGTTCATTGCCTGTTCCAACTTCAGATGCAAAACCAGAAATCTCATCAAGTACTGCAAGTAAAAGGTTAAAACCCTCGTGTGACTCACGCTCTGAGTGACCAGAGTAAACAGTAATTGATTTATCAAATTCAACTGAGTCAGCCTTGGCATAATACTTTCCTATAAACCAAGGAGACCTTTCAATCTTAGATTTAAAACCTTTAAAGAAAACATTCTTTGCTTGTTGTGCGTTGATAGCAACGTTGATTAGATCTATAGCATCTCCAGAGGGCTTACCAAAATACTTTGCTGGGTCTTTTAAACATAGGAGTTTGTATACGATATATGCACAGGCTACTGTTGATACGAAGTCTTTTCCA